GGCATATCAATAGAGTTGTTGCGTTGTATGTGTATTGCAATATCCCGCAAAATTTTTTCTTGCCACTTCCTTGGCCCGTCAAAGTGCTCGAGGGGGGTGTCCTTTTGACCCCAAGGGAAGACAAAGCGAACAAAGTTTAGAGGATCATCTTTTATGTTAAGTGACCAGATGGAGGTCATTAGTTCTTTTTCTTCTTGTGGACTGTATTTCATTTTTTTATAAAAATTTTATTTCATACTGTATATATATAACACACCCCCGAAGGGTTTGACGGGGGGGTCAATCTCTGGAGAGTTTAAGATTGCTGGCATCCCGTCAAAAGGCTTATCAGATTAGGGAGATTGAGATAGTTGAGCCATTACCAGTTATTTATCCTTTTGTTTTAGATCGTGCGGTTCCCTTTCTAGGAACTGCCCCGAATTAGTTACTTCCTTTACTCTTTCGCCCTCGATTATCCTTCCTTGCGCTTCTTGTAACACACTAGAGAGGTTTAATTGGTGATTTACTTCCTGACGATCTGCCCAGTTGTCCGAATCGGCATTTTTTAAATAGAACTGGATGGCCTGGAACTCGCCATCGTCTATTTTATCCATAAGACGAGAAGTTGCTCTCTGCAATCCTTTCGCTTTTCCTCTCTGTAAAGCATCCGCAAATTCCGCTTTTCTTTTTTTGTTGCGGTCAAATGTATCCCATGAAATGCCGAGATTACGGCAGATGTCCATCGTTCCCATGTTCAAAGAGGCTAGATACTCCAGACGATCATAATCAATATTAATTGTCTTCCTTCCTCTCTTTTTAGGTGTTTTATGTTCCATAATTGAATTGTTTTGTGTCCCTTCCATGCCTTTATTCTAAAGCATTTTAAAGTGTTAAAGGGTAATTAATTAATATAGAGTGTAGAAAAGTGTACACAAATGAATAAAAAGGTGTATACTACATTTGTCAAAACAAACAGAGGAGTAAAAATGACAAACAGAAAAACAACAATAGTCCAAGAGTTAAATTCTATTTATGAATTTATGAAAGATAAAAGCTCTCCACATATAGCAACAAGAGCAGTTGAATTAGTTGAACGTATTAAAAAGGGTGAGTTTGATAAATTCATTGATGGTCTTAAAAATGCTCATGTAGCAGAAGATGTTTCTGAATTATGGGAAGAGGCAAAGCAAAGAGATTTAAAAAAACAGGAGGTGGCGTAAGCCACCCCCACAGTCATTAATTAAATAGAGGAGAAAACAATGGCATTACATCACACTAAATATAAACAGAACTATAAACAATACATCTTAGAATGTTTAAAAACTGAAGATGCTTTTATAGGCAAACAACCAACAGAAGATGAACTAATCAAATATTTATTTGATAGGTTCTATTCAGAATATGGCTGGTTAATGGAGAGAGTAGGCAAACAAGAAGCCTTAACCGATTGGCTACAAGGTTTAGCAATTAATATTCCATATTGGCATGGTGATATTATTGATCTAGCCGTTGAAATGGGTTCTATTGATGCGAACCCTAGCGACCAGCTAACTGAGAAAGTATGCGAAAACTATTTTACTTTCATGGCCAATATGATTCTTTCATTTGAGCCTAAATCTGTGGAGGCAGTCTAATGATTAAAACTAAACGCACGATCTACAAAGCCTATGCGATACAGTTCTTTTACTGTGTCGCAATGGTTGGCTTTTTCTTTTTATTCTTTTATCAACTGGGAGCGTAACCAATGAACCATAGAATAATTCACATTAAATCTATACTTAAACAAGAAGGCGAAGAAATGAGCCGATCTAACAGAGTTAAGTTAGAGATAGAACTTCAACAATTAGAACAGGGAGAAACCAATGAGTAAACAAGGCGAAACGATACACAAGCAACTGGAAGAAATACTCCAGGATATGCCAGTACAAGAAAGACTGGAGCGCACTCTAGCTAGAATAGAACAATATCTAGCACACGCTGACGAGGTAAAGAACCTAAACCACATTAATTTTATTAATGAGATCAAGTACCAGCTTGAAGATATAACCAATAAGGGGAAAAGCTAATGGATAAAGTATTAGAAGCTATTAAGAAAGCAAGTACATCAGTTGCTAGTTTACTGAATGATATTGCAGAAGACGAAAATAATGATATTAAAGTTTTTGAAATAGAAAAAGATATTGAATATATAAAAGATCAAATAACAATCGTAGAAAACTTTTTAGAGCCTTTTACATTGGCAGAATTACAAACCATAAGAGAGGAGAAAAGCTAATGGAATGGTTAAAGAATAATCCCTTGGTAGTTATAACAGATCCTGACTATTGGGATTGCAACTGTTATGAAAACTATATTCATAAAAAATCAGTAACTCTATCTTGTCCTGTATGCAAAATGACAGAAGATGAATGTTCCGATTCAAGACCTAACGAAATAAAACTTTATTACAAAGATTATAAGGAGAAAAGCTAATGAGCTACGCAAAGCAAATAAAACAAGAAAGAAAATGGTATGAAGAAGGCCTTGAGATTGCAAAGATCAAAGAGTATTCACCAGCGTCATGGAATCTTTTTGCTATGAGTTACGTTGCTAGTATGAAAAGAATAAAAAACTATGAGGAGAAAAACTAATGCAAGAAATAATGCAGAAACAACAACGCATCAGAGAGCTAACTAAAGACCTAATAAACAAAGTTGAAAAGATAGACCATAAAAGCGTAAAAGATTTTATCTTGTCTGATCTAAAGGAAATACAAGACGAGCAAACAGTTGTAGAAAACAGTTTAATAATTAAAAACCACGAGGAGAAAACTAATGGGTAGAC